GCGCAGCACATCGGCGTTGGCCTGCGTGCCGGACGCCGCATCGAACATGTAGGTGGAAAGGTGCTTGACGCCGTTGGCGACAGAATCCAGGCTGGCGCCGTTCATCTTCGCGGCCAGTTCCAGCCCGGCGAGGTCCTGCACCGCGATGCCGGTCTTTTGCGACAGGGTGAACATCTCGTCGCCGGCGTCGATCGCGGATTTCTCCATGGCGATCAGCGCACCCGCGCCGATCGCCCCGGCCAGGTTCTGGAACGACAGCAGCGGCGCCTGCGCGTCTTCGATGTTTTTGCGCATCGAGTCGAATGCCGCGCGGGTCTCGTCGGTGGCGGATAGAACGACGTTGTATTTTTTATCAGCCACCAGAATCCCTCATCTTAATGGTCACGTTGCTCCGGAAAATCTCCGCCAGCCCCATCAATACCGCGGGCTGCTCGGCCCATCCGCCGCCGTGCGGCAGGATGCCTTTCTCAAGGTAGACATGCGTGCGCACCACGGTGTCAAATTCCTCCAGCCACAGCACCGGGCAGCATTCCGTGACCAGCTTTTCCACCCATTCCGCCTCCGCCTTGCATGCCGACGGCTTGCGCGGCGACAGCGGGCACTTCGCACAGCTTTTTACGCCCCAGGCTCGGGCTGCTGCGGCGACTTTTTTGCGGATTCGTAGCTCGGGAATGCGGCCTTGTCCATCATTGCGCCGATCTTGAACAGCACCGCGCGCGTATCGTTGTCCGACAGGTCTGCGCGGCTGGCCAGCTCCGCCGGATCGAACGCCGTGCCGTTGATGCTGATCTTTTCGATGCAGTTTTTTAGTGACCATACCGCGAGATCGATCGCGGCCATGATGTTGCCGCTGCTGCCGAACTCGGTCATGCGCGCCTGCTGCGAGGTGGTGACCGGCTTGATGGTCAGCTTGACTTCGCCGTCCTCGGGCTCGATGCGCTCGTCCTTGAGTAATTTCATCTAGTTTTTTCGCCTTTCACGTTTGCTCTTTCTCCCGCTTACGGGGGAGAGTTGGAGAGGGGGTTTAGTTGAATAGCAATTTGAATGCGTCGTCCCCGGCGCTTTCATAGAGGCCATAGCTGATCTCATATGTTGGTTGGTCGCCGCGGTTCGCCGGCATGACGTTTTCGCGGCGCGCGGCCGGCGCGGTCAGCACCAATTTATTTCCAGCCGAAGAACCGAAGGTGGCGGAGAATGAAACATCCGTGCCTGCGGTCAGCGCTTGCCATTCCGCCGCGGTGCTTACGCTGTCCTTGGTGAACTTGATTTTTGGAACGCGGTCTACGATGCGGAACACGTTCTGTCCGGTCGTGTAATGTTGCTGAATCTCGTTGCCAAAATCGAATGTGAATGCGCCTACCTTGATCGCAGTGCCATCGCTTATTACATCTGCACTTGACATCACAAGCGGCGCTGCGGACTGGAATACCATCGAGGCTGTGGCCGGCACTGCGACTGCGGTCGGCTCGACGAACGGTGCCTTCAACGCCAACTTCACCATAATCACTTTTCCGATCTGCGCGTCCAAAGTTCCGCCTCCGACCGAACCGATCAGTTTGTACAAAAGTCCGTCGTCGTACCAGTAATCCGAGCATTTTTTGATCCCGCTCGTGATCGGATCGTATGCCACCGAGGTCGCGGCGATGATGGTCTCGGAAAGCCCACACGCCTGCAGTAGCGGGCCGAATTCAGGCGGGGTGCCCGCAGCGCCGGAAGGCTTGAGTTCGATCTCCAGGTCGAGCTGCATCAGGCGTTTCGGGCTGATCAGGTGCGCCTTCTGCCCCATCGTGGTCTTGACTACTTTTCGCGCCAATATTTCCGGAGGCATGCTGATCTTGCCGGACAGGATGCGCACATCGTTGGTGCCGACCACCGGGACGGCATCGGTGTCGTTGGTGGTCTCGATCTTCGCCATCAGGTGGCGGGAATAAATGGTTGCGGTCATGGCTCAATCTCCTCTTGTTCGTTGCGCTTAGTGTACGAATAGGTGGGTGCGGACGTCTGCACTGGCTGTGCATTGCTGATGGATGGTTGTGCCTCGTTCTCCGGCATGATCACTTCATCCTTGATAACTTCCGGTTTGCTCGTTTCGTCCATAAATCCTCCTAATTCGTGACTGCCACGTTGGGCGCGTTGCTCATCGTCAGCGCGGTGACCTTCCAGCTCATCGTGGCGATGCCGGCGTTTATGTCGGTGCTGCCGTCGAACTGGATCTGCGTGCCGGTCAGCGAGCAATGCAGCCGCGCCAGTCCGCCGAGCGTGCTGGATGACTGGCTCGCGCCGATCGCCTGCTCCACTTCCAGACATATCTGGTCCAGCGTGTCATCCAGGTTGGCGCTGGCCTTGGCCACCGCCTCGACGCGCAGCGTGATCTCGCGGTGCTGCAGGTAGGGCACGGCCAGGATGTCGTCGTCCTGCACGCCTTCCTGCTCGGTGTAGATGCGCAGTGCGGGCAAGTCGGTCGCGGCGAGGTTCTGGATGCGGCTCTGGAACACGTTCGCGCCGGTGGTAGCCAGTCCGGTGACCTGCGCGGCGAATGCTTCTCGGATTTGGCGGCGGATGTGGTTGGCCATGTTGTTACGCCTCCAAAATCAGCCGGGTCATGCCTTGCCCGTCCGGCTCAATTCCGGCGATGGTGTAGGATGCCGCGTTGACCACGACGGCAGAGCCGCGCACTGCGCTGCCGATATCGCTGGTCTTGATCAGCAACACCGGCTTGTTGCCGTCCATGTTGAATATCTCGCCGTATTCCTTGTCGAAGATGCCCTCGGTCGAGACTGCGTTCACCGTGCAGGTGCCGCCCATTGCGATCACGCCGAAATCCTTGAAATAGGCGCTGTAATCCTCGGCGAAGCTCATGCGACGGCCTTTGCGCGCGTGCGATTTGCGCCGACATTGAGATATTCCAACACGAACTCCGCGACCATCGGCGCAGTGCTGCTGGCCATGCAGGCGGAGCAGCTGCTGTTGGTGTCCTTGCTGCAGAATGCCAGCGAGGCATGGATGCGGTGGCATGGGTAGCAGGGCACGCCTTTTGGCTCGACTGCGGCGGTGTTGACCCAATGCTTCGTCAGGTTTTCGTTGCTGGAATGCGACAGCAGCATGACCTTGAGCATGGGCTCCATCGCCACGCTGTTGGAGATCATGCTCTCGGTGGCCACCACCGCGTCGGCCAGCTGCGCGAAGGCCAGCGCGATGCGCACCGGCCACTCGTTGCCGACAATCACCGCATAGGGCGGGATTTCTTCCAGTTCGAGGTTGTGCGTATCGCCGAGCAGCACGGTGACCACGCCGGCCTCGGCCATGCGGCGCATGAATTCCTGCGCGTGTGGCCAGGTCTTGGCAGGGCCAGAGCCGCATACATTGAGCACCACCAGCGGGCCATCCGGCAGCAGCGCGCGGCATTCCTGTGCCGCCTTGGTCTCGGCCTCGGTCGGGTAGAATTTCTGGCGGAAATCGTGCGGCAGCCCGCAATAGTCGTGCACCATCTCCAGGTAGTTCACGTTGGCGAAGCGGTGGCGCAGCTCCTGCGGCAGGTAGAATTCGTTGGCGGAAGGGTGGTATAGCAGGCGCTGCTCGACGGAGCCGACCAGGTTCACCCACTTGTCGTACTTTGCCGACTGGTTGATCCAGAAGTTCAGCAGCTCCTCGTCGTCCAGCACGCCGTTGGGCAGCGTGATGAGCCGGTCGATGTTCGGGTCGTGGCGCAGGATCTCCTCGCCGGTGTGCGCGACGTAGGCGGTGACGTGGTAGCCCTGCTCTTTCCACAGCGCGCACGGCGAACTTGCCCACAGCGCGTCGCCCTTGGCACCGATGCGCACGATGCCGACGGTCTTGGCAGGCCTCGTTTTGTCGCAACTATAATGCTGGCCGAATCCGGGCAATTTTTTCTGGTAAACCTGCAGGAACGAGTACTCATCGCGCTCGTTGCGCTCCTCATCGACGACCAGGTCGAAATCCTCCGCGATGAAATTCATCGCACCGATGATGTCCATCGGATGGAAGTCGTGCTTGTGGTCCGGGTTCGCGCCGTGCTGCCCGATGTTCGGATAAAACTCCTTGTGCGGCAGGTACAGCACCAGGTAGCCTTCCGGCTTGACCAGCCGCCACCATTCGCTCAGCGCGGCCTTGTAGTCTGCGATATGCTCCAGCAGGTGCGAGCTGAACACGCTGGCGGCGGAATGGTCGGCAAACAGCGCGAGGCGCTCGGCGCTGCCGACCACGATGTCCGGCTTCATCTGCACGCCGAACAGTTGCGTGTCCTTGCCGCTGTCGATGCCGACCATGTGCGGCCATACCTTCCTCGGGCCGCAGCCGATGTCGAAGCCGCCCTTGGCCAGATAGGGTAAAACGTCGAGCCTGATCTTGTCAGACTCAAAACCATTCGATGTGTGTGGATCCCAAGTCATTCCATCCACCACGGATAAGGCTGTGCCGGTGTTTTGGCATCAGTTTGGGCAGGAAAAGGCAACACCGGAGCCTTTTTTGCGGGTTCCGGTGTTGCTTGTTTTGCCTTGGCTTTAGCCTTGGCCATTAGCCTGCCAGGAGGTCGATGCACTCCGCAGTCGTTGCCGGCTGGCGGTGCTGCATGTCGGCGAACTGGTTGAGGGTGATCTTCACCTGGCCGGTGTCGGCCTTGGTGTAAGGATCCACCACCACGTCCGGTGCGCCGAACAGGCCGATCGTCACCATGCTCCAGTCCGAACCAAAGAACGCCCCCGAACATACGGTAGTCGAGGTTCCCTTGGTCAGATTGCTCGGCACGTTGTTGGTCACCGCGCAACGGTATCCATTGACCGGCTGCGGGCCGTTCTGCCAGATGAACGGCAGGTTGGTGCCCATCTGCGTCTGCTTGAGCTTGCCGCGCACCTTGGTGTTGGTGAGGTAGCCGGCAAACGAATCCGGCTCTGCGTTGGCATTCGCGCAGGTGGATTCGAGATCGACCATATTCCCCCATGTTGGCGCTGCACCATTGGTCCCGGCCGCCAGCGTGCCGATGCCGGTGACGTTGACCAGACCCTTGATCTCAGAACCAGTGCCTGCGCCGGTGATACATTGGCTTTCCAGCTGGATACCCGATCCGGTAACGAGGTCGTCGCGGATCATATTCTCCAGCGACATCGCGGACTGGATCAGCGCCTGCTTGGATACCAGCGTATAGGCGCCGATGCGGTGCGGCGACAGCGTGGCCTTAGCGGTGAGCGGATCGGTCTCGGATGCAGAGCCGGTTTCCGTCAGCATCGCCAGCGTGCCGGCGGTCTTCTTGCGCGGCAGGTCGACGTTGCCGGTTAGTCCCGCGAGATAACGCACGCCCAGGCTGCCCAGCACCATGCTGTTGCGCAGCGCATCGACGTACATGTCGCTACGCAGGTCGGTGGCGACCAGGTTGCCGGCGCCGGACGATGTGCCGACGTTGAAGTCACGCTTCATGTATTCGAACGGCACGTAGAAGCCTTCCGGCGCCTTGCCCATGATGGACTCCACCGCGCGGCTGCATTCCATCTCCAGTCCTGCGTCCTTGTAGTTGCCGGTGATCTGCGCGACCAGCATGCGGCCCAGGCTGTAGCGCTTGATTTCGCGCCCGGTCATGCCGATATGCAGCGCGCTGGTGTCGGAATGCTTGCTGGACATCTTGCCGATGATGAAGTCCTTGAACGCGTCGATGGACATCTTCGGGTTCTGGATCGCCTCGCGGGTCTCCTTCTCGGTCAGCCATTGGCCGTATTGACCGGCGATGGCCATGATGCCGTCGCGGCGATCGATCTCCAGCTCGGCTGGCGATTTTTGATTTTCAGGCATGGTGTTTCCTTTCACTTGGATAATTACGGGTGCGGCAGCCGGAGCTGCGGCGGGTTTTGCCGGTGCTATTTCGCGGGCATGGCCCGCTCCTACAATTGCGGAATCGTTCTCGACGCCAGCCGAGCGATTGACTCCGACGTTCACGTCCGCCGGCACCGGCACGATGGATCCCTCAAAGGGAATCCAGCGCGTCACCAGGAACATGTCAGGATCCTCGTTGGCATCGCGCTTGGCTGACGGGCCGCTGCGGTGCCATAAGTCACCATATTTCTTTTTCATTTCTGTTTCGAATTCGTCTCCGCTGAGCCTGCGCACGGCCTTGTAGCGTGCCGCACCCAGCGAGGCGATCATGTAGCTGTCGTCGCCGACCTCGTCGCCGTCCATCGCCGGTTCGATCTCGACGATCTCTTCGATCATGTAGCCGACCGATGTCAGCGTGCGGATCTCGTCCTCGACATCCTGCATGATCTCCTGGCCGAGCTGAGAGCGAGAAAACTTGACTCCGCCACGAACCATGCGGTCGGTTTCATCAAGCCATGCCTTTTTGAATACCCCGATCTGTTGATCGGTACTGTGATTCAACAATACCGGATGCCGTCCGTCTGCGATGCGCGTCATGTCTACTGCGGAGGGGTCGTGCGAGAGGATTTCGAAGCCGAACCAGCGCTCGTAGGGCGCTTCGCTGGAGATAGACATCTCGATCAGGCCGCTATTGTCTGCGGATCGCTTGGCTTCGGTGTTTATCGTGCGGTTCAGTTTCATGCGCATGTCCTTTGCCAAATAAAAATCAGGCATATGCGCAAGGATGTGGGAATCAGGCGAAACGGTTAAGGCAAAAAATTTCGCTTTTTAACCCTCTCCTCAATCCTCTCCCGCAGGCGGAAGAGGAGGCAAACGGGAAAAGCACAAAAAACTATAAGGCCACGTTCGGCGCGTCGTTCATGGTCAGCACGACGAACTGCCAGTCCATCGTGGCCATGCCGGCGGGCTGGTCCCCCGCGTTTCCAGAAGATAAGCCGCCGCTATATTGCTCATCCACATGGCGATACGAGGCATGCAGCGGCGAGAGCCCGCCTAGCGTGGGCTCAGCCTCTATCGCCTCCTCGACTTCCAGGCATATCTGGTTCAGCGTATCGACCATGCCGCTCGCCTGCTTGGCCAAAACCTCGACGCGCAGGCCGACGGTGCGGTGCTGCATGTAGGGTACCGCTAGAACATCGTCGTGCTGTATTTCCTCCACGACGGTATACAGACGTATGCACGGCAGGTCGGATGCGGCGAGGTTGTCTATGCGGCTGGTGAAGACGCGGCTGCCGGTGGTGGATAGGCCGGTGATCTTCGCAGCGAATGCATCGCGCACCTGCTTGCGGACGTGATGGGTGCTGGACGGCGCGCGTCCAAGCAGCCTGCCCAGCCAGCCTGCGAATAATCTGCCGAGGTTCAGCGCCATGTCAGATCACCGGCGTGCCATTCCCGGCCGCATCGGTCGGGCTGAACTGGATCGCGGGAGTCGTGCCGTCCTGCATGAAGTACTGCTCCAGCGCCGGCGTGCCGGTAGCGACCAGGCCGTGGCGCTTGCCCGCGATATAGGCGAGGAGCTTCTGCATCAATTGCAGGTCAGTCACTGCGCCATCGATGACGTGCGCGTCTTTGGCCGAAACGATCTGCGCGGTAGTTGGAATATCGCTCGGCTTCGCCCTGCTTGCGCGAGTTATTCTCACGCCGCTTGCGTATTCGGCAACTGCGCAATAATCCTTGACCTTGCTATCCTCGGTGCTGGTATACCAGCCGCGCATGGATATTTCTCCGTCCCATACCGACACATCTGCGGATGCCGACATGTATCCGGTATCCCCCGTCGGGTTGGTTTCGGTCAATGCCAGATAATATCCTGCCGGGGTTTTCCACGAATTTGCGGTGAAATCGTACTGCTGCCGCGAACTGTTGTATGCCTCAATGTATCCGGTCTGGCCGGTTTGCTTACCGCCGCTATTGTTGAATGCTGTGAATCCTAGCGTTTCGGAGACGGTGCCGGCCGTACCTGCGGCGGCCACGACCGCATCATCAGTGGTGATCGCGGCGGCTCCCACGTTTTCAACGATTCCGGTTGCCGCTACCGTTACATCATCGGTAGTGATCGCGGCAGCACCGATATTTTGCAGCTCTCCAGTTGCAGCTATCGTTACATCATCGGTGGTGATCGCGGCACTTCCGATATTGCCGCCGGAATTGCCGGTTGCCGCCACCGTCGCGTCATCGGTAGTAATCGCGGCGGCTCCGGCATTTTCGATTGCGCCCGTACCCGCCACCGTCACATCATCGGTAGTGATCGCGGCGGCACCTACGTTTTCAACGATGCCGGTTGCCGCCACCGTTACATCATCGGTGGTGATCGCTGCAATACCGGCATTTTCTGACGCGCCGTAGGTCAGCCATGTGCCAAGCTGGGATTGATAGCGAACTTTCCAGCCATTCGCTCCGCGCACCGCATTGGTGAACTCTATCTCGTCTTCGATGCCGTTGAGATCATTGGCACCCGTCGAGTCTGCGCCAAAATTCAGGCTGACCGCATTGGTCACATCGTCGGTTGTAAGCAGCGTATCCTTGCCTACGGTTGTGGCTGATACGAGCGCCCCATCGAAATAAATGTTGACGCCAGCGGCGGTTGCCGATCCGTCGTAATCGATGCCCACGTCATGATAGCCGGTCGTGTCAGTATAGCCACTGGTCGGGTATTTCATGATGTAGTGCGTATTTGTCGACCTGATAAGGAAGATCAATAAGTTTGAAGCATTGAAATAGATCTCATAACCGCGCAGATTGGCTGTTGCATCCATCTTCGACAGCAGTTGTTGCAGCCTGCCTGTGTCGCCGCGCTTGAAATTTACCGCAAGCGAGAATGCGGCGTTGGCCGCTTGATCCAATACGTCGCCGCACGAGATGTATTGGCTGGTACCGCTAAATGCCCTTCCCCTGCCATCTTGCCCGGCTGCGTCTGTTGTTGCGGTATTTGTGCCGTTGTTGCCGTTTGATGTGCTGTCGCCAAATGCGCCAAGCGAGCTATTGGCATCCAGGTGCCAAACGCCCTTGTATGAAGAGGGCCATGTTGCGGTGCGGTTTTCTCCGGCAACCGCACCGGCGCTGCCGTAATAGAGATAGATTACGGTATCTGCGCCGGAAGTGACGCTGGGGACGAGCACCTTGTAGCGCGCATCTGTCCCTGCGTGGTCGAACTTTACGATCTCATAGTTCAGCAGCGTCGTGCCGTCTGAATCGGTGAAGCGCACATCGTTGCCTGACGCCAGGACGTTAGACCAGAATGCTGTCTGCGCTGCGGCTACCGGAATCGAGATGGGTTGATTGGCGACGTTGGCGGATAGCCCAGCGCCGCTGCTGGCGATGGTTATCTTTTGCCGCCAGTCCCATCCCGTCAGCCAGCTCATCCGTTAGTCCTTAGCATGGTTGGGAACAAGGTATCGGACAGCATGGAATTGATGTACATCGCCATGCAGTTCGCCGGGTGGACATGGCGATCCTCCGTGCCGCCGCCATACGGAGAGTCCATCCAGTCAAAGGCATTCCACGAATCCCGGAACAGATTATTCGTGCCGAAATACAGGCATTGATAATCGCGGGCCGCTTGTCTCAAGCCAAGTTCAAGGATGTCGTAATACCGCGAATCGCGCGCGTTCACATTGTCGCTGGTCGAGTTCGGCGACATGATGCACAGGCTCTGTAGCGATATGTCCTTTGCGGCACGGCAAATCGCCAGACCCTCGCGAATCCGCGTGATGGATTGATCGGCGGTCATGCCTCCCCAGAATGGATCATTGATGCACCAGCGCATCACGTAAAGATTGGGATTGCCGGACAGATCAGAAGTGATCCTGTCCAGTCCGTTCGGGTTGGTCGTTATGTCGTACGGCAGCCAATTTTCCGAGGTCTCCCCGTTATGTCCTGCGTTCACTGCCGTTATGCCAGTGATGCCATACTTTGTTGCCATTGCAGGAATTGCATTGCTCATGTAATAAGTCGTCGAGATCGAGCCGCCGCCGTAGGTGGTTGAATCGCCGGAAAACGTGATCTTGTTCGCCTGTGCTGCCATGATGCGCTTGTGGAAATGCGACAGATATTCCCGTCCGAAAATATCCCGGTAGCGATCACCGTCCGTATTGATCTTGCGGTAATTACCATTGGCCGCAATGAGTATCTGTCCTTCACCCTCGAACTGGATGCCCCACTTGTTCCAGTCGACCGAATAGGTGATCAGCCATTTGTCGGTCGCTTTCCCCGTGTTGACGGTGTAGCTTCCGTCCGCCTTTGCAGCAGACAGCGCGGCGGCTACACCCGAAGTGGCATCCGTTGACCCATTGTTGGCGGCACTATAATCGGCAATGTAAACCGCGCGATCGCCGGATGAATCCGGATGCCGGGCAAAAGTTAAGTCCATTACGACACACGATCTCTACGGGTTGCCTTCGGTGATCGTGAACGAGGTCAGGCTGGCGTTGACTCCGCTGGTGAATGAGGTCGAGTTGAATGTGATCGGGGCGCCTCCACCGGTTGCAGTGACCGCACTATCCATAACGCAGGTTCCGCCGGATGTAGCGAGCCGCGCCCATGTCCCGGTCCCTGTAGCCCCGGCTGGGGTGGCAGACGGCAGCGTGACGGTGAGCACACCAGCAGTGGCGCCGGCAGCAAACGGCGTGCCCATCGTGAAGGTTACAAGCAATGTTTGAGAGGTGATTGCTGCGCACGTTGCCGGTTGAGTTGCCGTGTAGATTTTAAGCGTCGCCGCGCTGCCGGTTGTCGAGGTGATCGAATCGGCACGTGCTGTGCGCAATGCCGTAGAAAATCCCACGGCCGCCATCGCCTGAGAAATGAACAGCAGCGCTGTTATGGCGAATATTGCAATTTTTTTGTATGACGATTTCATATTTGTTTCTCCTTTCGTTTAATTAAACTGCAAGACACTTCGCAGCGGTAGGGCAGGGTGCTGCTATGATCAATTGCTGCTGGTGACCGCTGCATCCGGCACCGAGCTGCTCGCCGGCGTTGCCGCGTCGACCGGGAATCCTGCGGCCTTGAGCCGTTCGCGCTCATTGATCAGCTCGTCCAGCACGTCGTCGAAGTCGCGGCCTTCCTCCGCCGCCAGCGCGGTGCGGCTGGTGAGGCTGTTGGCCAGGCGCGTCTCGTCGGCGATCGCTTCGTTGCGTGGGTCTACCCATTTCCAGCGGCGCCCCTTGAAGCTGGCCGCATTGATGAACTTGGAGAGTTTTTCCGCGGGGAGCGCCTTGCCGGTGATGTCGAAGGTGATGTCGCCGCGCAGCATGGCGATCGGCAGCCATTTCTGGAAGATCGGCTCGCAAACGGCGGAGATGAACCAGTCCTGCAGGATGATCCATTGCTCGCGCTCGGCCAGCTCGGCGATGCGCGCGCTGCTGTAGTTGACGTCGGTCATGTCGCCGCTTAGGTTGTGCGTGGCCACGTCCAGCCCGGAGGCGATGCCGCGCATCGCGGCCTTGACGAAGCTGTCGAAATTGGCGTGCGGGTATTCCGGGTTCCAGCTGTTGAGTTTGTAGCCGGGCGGCAGCTCGAATAGCTCGCCGGCCTCTGCATTGATGGTGAAGCCGGTCTGCTGTCCGGCAGCACCCGTGGTGACGGAATCGGCCAGCGACGCGGTGGCGTCGGGCGCCTCTTCTGCGCGTTCCAGAGCGGCGATCTTGGAGGCGCCGATGCGCGCGGCGATCACGGCGGAATCGTTGAAGCCATGCAGCTGGATGGCGCGCATGATGATGGCGTGGAACCAGGTATAGCCGCGCACCTGCTCGGCGCGCTCGGGCAGGAACACATGCCTGATCTGTTCGATCGGGATGCGCTCAACCTGCAGTCCACCGGCGCCATAACGCTCGCCGGGATGGGTGGTGCGCATCCACAGCGCCAGCGGGCGCCCGGAGGAGTCGATCTCGACGCCCTGGCGGATCGCTCCGCCGCCCGGCAGCATCCGGTTGACGGTCTCTGCGAGCCGGTCGGCTTCGAGCAGCTGCAGCGCCAGGCCGTAGGGCAGATTCTTGTCCACCACAAACTTGATGACGGCCTCGCCATCGCGCGCGACTGACTTGGCGATCACGCGCAGCAGCTGCGGCAGCGGCATGCGCCCGCCGATGTCGCAGGTCTTGCCCCAGCGCTTGTAGTGGATCTCGATCGCGTCGTTCGCGGCCTTGTCCAGGGCGGGCTGAACCTTTGGGTCGGGATTGCGCAGGTCCTTGTAGGCGCGCACCTGCAATGTGGGTCCGCCGTGGCCGACGATGTTGGTGGCGACCAGCGACAGGAAGCGCCGCCCGTATTCGTTGGACTGGGCGAGCTGGCGGCCGCGCGCGCGCATGATGATCAGCGAAGCATCGAGGTCGAGATTGACCGCTGCCGACCAGGTGTTCATCGAGGCGGTTAGGCGGCTCACCGCGCCGCCGGCGAAGCCGAGCGAGTTTCCGGCGCCGAAGGTGGCGGCGTAGTTGTCGGTGGATGCGTCGCGCCTGGCCGGGATGCCGATCCAGCGTTTGAATCTATCGAGCATGCCCATGGGTACCTCTAAATTCTAAATTGGATCTTGCGGCCGGCACCTTCTCCGCGCCGCAGTTTGTTGGCGTTGTCTTCAGCCTCGACCTGCAGCTTGTAGTTGTTGTGCAGCTTGACCAGCTCGGCGATCGGGATGTATTTCATACGCCGTCCGGCGATCTCGTATTCCGCGACGGCGGGGTCTTTCGTTTCGAGCCAGGTCTCGATCGCATCGAACATCTTGCGCGCATGGCTGCGGTCGTCGAGGATGGCCGTCGATGTGCCGGCGCGCAGGTCCGGATCGACGGTCATCTGCCCGGTGTCGAGGGTGTGCTTTTCGGTGGCGGTGGTAGGCGTCTCTGCCCAGCAGACCCAGGAATAGCTGCCGGCGGCAAAGGCGGCGGTGGTGGCCGCGGCGACGCTGATCGAGAAATCATCTCCGGAGGCGGTGGCAGTGAAGGTGAACCCGGCGAGGGTGGGGTGCTTGAACTGGTATTTGAGCGTCCACGCGGATGCGGGATAGTCGGCAAAGGTGCGCGTCCACTTCCAGGTATCACCTGCGCGGGCGGATAATGGCTCGATGGTCGGGACGGATGCGGTCATTGGCCGCGCAAGGATGCGGCCACAGTGCGAAACGGTTAAGGCAAAAAATTTCGCTAGCGCTTGCGCAACTGTTGCACGCGGCGGATCGACAGCCCGGTATTCTGCGATATCTGCCGGTTGTCCAGCGCATTCAGTTTGGCGATCTGCACCGCCCGTGTCTGCTTGGGATAAGCGGCGATATACGGCCGCTCTCCGGCATAGGTCAGGCGCGTCGCCACTTCGACCTCGCGGCGCTGTTCCGCGTTCAGCTTGACGCCGGCAACCCGCTCGAATTCATCCGCAAAAAACTTGAGTATCTCGGTCACTTTTGCGCCCCCTTTCTTCACGTTTAACGTCCAATCCTGCCGATCCTGCGTATGCGCGGATGCCCAGTGGGCCGCTGCGGTGCAGGCGTCTGCACGGGCTGCGTTTCCGTGGAATCTTCGCGGGCATGGCCCGCCCCTGCAGGCTCGACCATCGCGGCGCGGCGGTCCCAGTCCGCGGCCTTCCACTTGTGCAGGTACAGTTCCGGATGGTGGCTGGCTGCGATCGACAGCACCCATGTGTCGAGCGGCTCGTTGCGCTTGCCTTTCTTGATCTCCCAGCGGTTCTTGCGCGGGTTGAAGGTCTCGCTGACCAACCCCTCGTAGTAGCTGGAATCGAGCTGGTTGGAGAAGTGGATGTGGCGCTCGTCCGCAGGCTTGTCGGCGTCGTCGTTGAGCAGGTTGTAGAGCAGGTGTTTGGCGGTATCGGCACCCACCAGGTAGAGCATCACGCCCTTTTTCTGCGTGATGCCCTTCCAGTTGACGTCCTGCGCGGAGGGTTTGCCGAGGATGGAGCGCCCCGGCGTGCTGGCGCCCTTGCAGGCGATGGCGCGGCGAACTTTTCTGGATCTGACAAAGGCATAGACCGCATGGGTGTGGTGGCCGCCGGTGTCGATCGCGCAGGCCTCGCTGATGAGCTCGCGCCCCTGCGCGTTG